TTATTCTTTACCCGGATACATAGGTGCGTTAAATTACATCGAAAGTGATGTTGAGGTTTCAAAGCACGTTTTAGGTAATGCACAAACAGGGTTTTCTGCAAGTAAACTTATTACTTTACCTAACGGAGAACCAACACCGGATGAAAAGAGAAACATTGAAAGAAGATTTACCGAGAGATTTAGTGGTAGTGATGGAAAGAAGTTTATACTTTCTTTCGTACAAGATATTGCAAAGAAGCCTGCGGTGGATGACTTAGGTGCGAGTGATTTAACAAAAGAAGATTTCGGAAGAGTAGATACAATGATTCAGCAAAACATCTTTGCAGGGCATCAGATAACTACTCCATCTTTGTTTGGTATTTTGGTTGAAGGTTCTTTGGGTACTCGTTCAGAGATTAGAGATGGCTACGAAGTTTTCAAGAATACTTATGTAAACGATAAGCAGCAGTATTTAGAAGCTATCTTTAATTCATTAGCTGAAATCAATGGCATAACTACTGAAATTTACATTAAGCCGGTAGAGCCGATTAACTTTGAATTTAGCGAAGGTATTATTTCTCAATTTGCTCCTAAAGAGTGGATACTTGAGAAGATAGGTGTTGATATGACTAAATATCAAACTCCTGTTGAGCCTACGCAACAAGGGTTAATTAATGAGCATCTAAAAGGGATGAAGGGAAGGGAATGGCAGAACTTCCAAAGGATTATTCGTGAATACAACAAAGGAAAGATAAGTAGAGACCAAGCTATCCAAATGCTAAAGAGTGGATATGGATTAGATGATGAAGCTATTAACACTTGGTTAGGCGATGAAACTTACGAGCAAAGATTTGATGATTTAGATACTGTTATTTCTGTATTTGATGAATACGGTACAAAGGCTTCAGAATATGAAGTCATTAAAAGTAGAGAAATATTTAGTAGTCAAGATGCAGATTTAGTTGAGCAGGAGTTTGCTGAACCATTAGTTACTGATTCGGTAGATGCAAAAATTTTAGAAATTATTTCTAAAAATAAATTAGTTCCTCCGAAAGATATTGCAAAAGCAGTTAAAATAACATTACCTAATGTTCTTATAAGAATTGATACATTAGTTGAATTAGGTGTTTTGAATTATGACCCTATTAATCAAGTTTCATGTCTAACAAAACCATTGGATGAATTAATTAAACCAATGAAAACCACATTTCTTGTAAGATATTCTTATGAGTGGAAATCAATTGTTCCAAGTGGGCAAAGAGATACTCCTGCTCATCCTTCAAGACCTTTTTGTAAAAAGTTAATTGCATTAGAAAAGCTATATAGTAGAGCAGAGATAGAGCAATTATCTAATCGGTTAGGATATTCTGTATTTGATAGAGGTGGCGGTTGGTGGGGTAATTCTCCTTCTTGCAGACATAGATGGGTTTCAAAAGTTGTAGTTAAAAAATAAGAAATGAGCAGGAATATACTTTTTATTTCAGTAGATACTATTAAAGACAGAACCGGACTTCATAATAACGTAGATGAAAAATTGGTTAATCCGGAAATCTTAACCGCTCAAGATATGTATATCCTTCCGGCACTCGGAACGGCATTATACGAAAGGTTGCAAGATGGGATTGCTAATAACAATCTGACACAAATTGAAACAAGCCTTTTAGATACTTACATAACACCTACGTTGGTATATTATGTAATGAGCGAACTTCCAATGGGATTGAGTTATCAATTCTATAATAAGGGAATGGTGCGTAAATCGGGAGAAGGGCAAGAGAACCCATCGGCTGCGGAGATTATTGATGTAGCGGATAGATATAGGTCAAGAGCCGAGTTCTACAAACAAAGAATGGTTAAGTATTTAATTGATAGAAGTGGCTTTAATACTTTCCCCGAATATAACAATCCGGGTAATACTTACGATACAATGGTTCCCGAAAGACAAGCCTATACTACTTCGATTTGGTTAGATGATTCCGATTGTTGTAGAGGCAAGAGTTTTGAAGAAAAATATCAAGGTAACATAAATCGTTGTTGTGGCGAATAAAACCTATTCTCTAAAAAACCAAAAAAAGCTACGGCTTTACTTACAAAAACAAGAAAATGGCACTGACATTAAACCAAGTAGTAACGCAGATAACAAATCTCGCGAACGCACACAAGCAGATAAAAAGCGTTTACTTCGGTGACTTGTCTGATTACCTATCAAGGGGAACGGAGAATATTTATCCTTCCTTATTCTTTGATTTAACAGGTGGTAATGTAGGCGAAAGAAATGTTACTTTAAATTTTTCTTTATATTTCTTTGATAGAATGCTACCAGAGGACACTAACGAGACCGAGGTATTGAGTGACCAATTAGAAATCTGCCAAGATATTATTGCTCAATTAAGGTACAATAACTTTGATTTTGATGAAGGGTTAAGTGCTTCTTTGACTTTCTTTACCGAAGATACTCCGGATTTACTTGCAGGTGTAAGAGCGGATATCTCTATTGAACTTCCTTATATTGCTAATCGTTGTCAGGTTCCATCCACATACACATTCCCTGCATAATTCTATTTATTTAAAAGCGTACAATGGCTAATAAGAAAATATCAGAACTCCAGAGTAGAACCCCAGTTTTAGCTGATTTAATGTTGGTTGGAGACCCTTCTTCGGGATATGCTTACAAATGTACAATTACTGCATTATCCACAGTTATCGAAACTGCTATTGGTGGAAATTATGTTACACTTGCCACGACACAAACAATAAGCGGAGCAAAGACTTTCAGTAATAATGTAACCTTAACGAGTGTACAAAATGCACCTACTGACCCCGATAAGTTCTTGACTTTAAACGCAAGTAATGTTGTTACTTACAGAACAGGGGCAGAGGTTTTAAGTGATATCGGTGGGCAAGGTTCAATCACTTTAACTACAACAGGAACAAGCGGAGCAGCTACACTTGTAGGAAATACTTTAAACATACCTCAATACTCTCCAGATTTAAGTGGTTATGTACCTAATACAAGAACTTTAACGATTAATGGAACGAGTTATGATTTATCAGCAAACAGAACGTGGAGTGTAGGTACAGTTACTTCAGTTGCAGCTACGGCAGGAACGGGTATTTCAATAAGTGGTTCACCGATTACATCGAGTGGTACTTTAACAATCACAAATACTGCACCAGACCAAACTGTTGTTTTAACCGCAGGTACAGGAATTTCTGTTAGTGGTACATATCCGAGTTTTACTATCGCTGCCACGAGTACGGCGACAATTTCAGGAAGTGGCACTACCAACTACATACCAAAGTTTACTTCTTCATCTGCAATAGGAAATAGCGTTATTTATGACCAATCTGGTTTAATAGGAATTAACACTACAACTCCTGGTAGCTATAATGCCAATGCTTACAATTTAGTTGTAGGTGGAACATCAGATGCAGGAATTACAATATTTGGAAATTCTGCTGAAGGTTCAAGCAATTTATATTTAGCTGATGGAACAACAGGAGACCAAGCATATAGGGGCTTTTTAAGATATACTCATAGTAATGATGCTTTAACAATAGGTACTTCCGGAATTACAAGAATGACATTAGACGCAAGTGGGAATTTAGGTTTGGGATTAACTCCTAATACTTGGCCCGCAGGTCAGATTGCTTTTGAGTTTGGTTCATTGGGTACATTAGTATCTACCGGTAGTACTGTTTCTTTACAGAATAACAGTTACAATAACGGAACAAATAATATCCGTAAAGTAATTGGTGAGGCTTCATCTTACAATCAAAGTGGTGGTGCGCATATTTGGCAATATGCTGCTTCGGGTGCTTCGGGTTCAACTATTAGTTTTTCAGAAGCAATGAGAATAACCTCGGGGGGCAATGTACTTGTAGGGGGAACAAGTGATAATGGTAGTAGATTACAAGTAACAGGTGCAGCTACATTTAGTTCATCGGTTACGGCAAGTGGAGGTTTTGAAATACCAAATGGTCAATTTTATAGAGCAAGAAGAAGTAGCGGAAGTTTACTTACTGATATGATTGGAATACCAAGCGGTACAGATGATGTAAGAATTTTAACAACAGGAGATTTTAATATAGTAAATGGCTCACTATCTAATATATTAACTGTTAAAAATGGAGGCAATGTAGGTATAGGAACTTCAAGTCCTAATTCAATTAGCGGGTACACTATTGTAGATATACAAAACACAAGCAATGGAGGATTAATACAATTAGGTACTAATGGCACAGGGTATGGTCAATTATATAATAATACAGGTGAAGTTCAATTAAGAACTATTGCAAGTATTCCATTAGTTTTTGGTACTAACTCATCTGAGCGTATGCGTATAACATCAGGGGGAGAGGTTTATATAGCAGGAACTGCTGACCAAGGTGCTTATAATTTACAAGTAAACGGAACAGGAGTTTGGGGTGCAGGTGCTTATGTCAATGGTTCTGATAGTTCACTAAAAGAAAACATCCAAAATATGGGTTCTGCTTTAGAATTAGTTAATCAGTTACAACCTAAAACATATACCTATAAACCTAGCTATTCAAAAGATACAACTATTCAAGTTGGATTTATTGCACAAGATTTAGAGCAGGTTTTAGGAACACAAATCTATAAAAATAGTATTGTTGTTGATGGGCCTAACTTTAAGAGCGTAGCCTATCAAAACCTAATCCCTCTACTCGTTCAATCAATCAAAGAATTAAAAGCAGAAATAGAAACACTTAAAAACAAATAAAAATGGCAATTAATTACAATTGGGTAATATCCCAATTAGACACCGCCCCACAAGAGGGTAACTTAAACGACGTAGTAAAAGTAATTCATTGGAGATACGTAGGTACAGATGCAGATTATTCCGCAGAGATTTATTCTACTTATTCTTGTCCTACTCCTTCTGAAACTGATTTTACTGCTTATCCAGACCTAACGGAAGCCGATGTTATTACTTGGCTTGAAGCGGGAATTGATGTAGCTTCGTTAAAAGCAAACATTGATGCTCAAATCG